ATACGTCGTGCCCGTCTTCCTGTAACTGGTTCAGCAGATTCATCAGCAGTGAGTTCTCCGTCAGGCCGAGAACACCAGACGGCGAATGAATCAGGCTGCGGTAGCCGGGCTTCAGTGGGGCGCTGTATTCTTTTTTGTCTTCCAGCTTGATCGCCTCCATAATGGCGGGCATGAAGCCTGACAAGACCTTCTCCACTTTTGTTTCTTGTTGTCTTAAACGTTTCTCGCATTCAATGAAGTAGCGTCGTACCTGACGACCTTTTTCGTTACGCTCGACCATTGCTAGTTCTTTGGCTGTATCGAGGGTGAGGTGGTACTCTTTGCGGTTGTGGCCGCCTCTACCAGATGTTTGCTTTCCCAAATTGGAAAGCAAAATATAGTCTTGATTTTCAATGAATTCGTATTCTGAAATGCGATTTGTAATCCATGCTGCAAACACCTTTTTAACACCTAAAAAAGCGTGCAGATCGCGGGCATTGCAAAGTAGGGCTGTTTCGTTAGATATAGTGCCGTTGAATACGGGGATGAGTTGACTGGTCATGATGACCTCCTTTGAAGTTTTAGTTAGCAATCACCAGTTAGTAGCTGGTGATCGGGTGTCAACTAGAGCCTTCAAAGACGCTCCGGGCATATTCCCCTTTTGGGTATTGTATTACGCCTCTCCACCCGACCTTTGTACGGATGTGACTATGCCAAATTGCAGGCATAAAAAAGCCGCAAAGCTATCGGGTGCGGGTGACCGCTTTGAAGTTCTAGTGCGGTCAGTATGCGATAGCTCTGGCGGCATTGTCAAATCATGCGCCACTGAGTCCAGCAATCTCTGCAATACCAATAGCGAGATAATCGCGATTCGTCAGGCGTGATTTTATTGCATATGTCTTAGCTCCACTGAAGTTGTGATTTTATATGGGTTGCCTTTTACCTCAATAACACGATGAGGATCATTTTTTAGCTCTTCCGTAATCTTCCGTAATCTTCTAACAGCTGAACTTCGGTGTTTATAACGGTAAGTTACAGTTTCTTTTCTCTGCAATACCTCATCATTGCGGTACTTAGTCAAAACCATGACGACTTCAAACCTGACGCCGTTGTGTGCAACCATAATCTGCTTCATGCTGCACGCTCCCGCCCCTGGTTGTCTGTTGGTGACAGCGGAGCATTGCTGAATGCATTTGTTAATCCGCCAATATCCAACGCGTATCCAGGGTGTAGTTGCACTGCCGGGTCTTCGCACTGATTACCCCAAACATCGAAACCATGAGACGACTGGCGGGCGAACAGTTCAATGCGAGAAACATCGCCTAACAATTGCACAAGTTTTTCACGAACGATATCTGGTTTTCTTGAATGCTCAAGCCGCGGTGCGGTAAATGACTGAACGATCCCTGCATTAATGCGCGTAGGTAGTTTTCCCTTTACCGCAAACAGGCAATCTTCACTATTGGCGCGAGTCATGTGCCCCATACCCATAACCAGTTTATCTGGTTGTCGACTACCACATTTTATCCACGTGAAGCCCTTCATGGTCATCAGACGGAATCCCCAGGCTTCAACAACTTTTAGTGCTTCGAGTGGTTGTGTTGGCACCCACCACATGGCCAACAGACAGTTTTCATCGGCCAAATCCCACACAGGAAGGCGGCAGATATCCAGCACACTCATAACCGGATATTTAAAACCGGCACCGCGATTACCATCTGCGGCTTTGTCCCGGTATACCCAGGGTGGATCTGCATAGATTAGTGTGTATTTCTTAGTCATAAACCACCCCGCAACATCCTATGCCGCTATAGTCGCCACGGCGAAGGCCGTTACCTTTTGTGATACATTGGTCCCTGCGAACCGCGATCCTTGCACGCTCAACATCACCAGAAGCAACATCCATACACTGAAGCCAAAGGTGGGCGGCAATGCGGAACTGCCCTTTTTTCTCTCTTTCAATCGCGCGTTTTTCGATCTCTATCGCCGCAGGAGTAACGGCAACAACCTTTGAAGGGCTGCGCATTGAAACCTTGTTCATGTGATATTTTTCAAGTCGGCTTAACTTTCTCACTTAATCCAACCATCTCTGAAAATTAATGCCAGCAGATAAAGCCATGCAGAAACAGAGGCCAGGAATAAGTACCATCCTGACCATTTGCTCCAGTGCCTTAGCAGCACACTCATGCCGCGTTGCTCACGGGACGATATACACGTTGCTGAACAGGAGGTTTTTTACCCTGGAACTCTGCCGGGCTTGCTGCCTGACGTTCATCAAGCCAACGCTCAACTTCATCACGGTTCCATGCGCAGCGTTTATCGGTGATATACCAGCGTTTAGGAAATTCCCCTGCGCGCTCCATACGGTCGATAGTGCTCCATGACAGTGGCACCACCGCCAGGAGTTCCTTCTTACCTAATGCACCTTTCATAAATACCTCTCTTGGTTGCAGTGCGGCGCGCGTGGCGCCGCGGTGGTGGTTACATAGATGTTTCGTTTAATTCTTCCCGACGAACGCTGTAAACGTCGGTGGCTTTTGCCAGCAGTTCGTCATCATCTGAAAGTTTTTGTGCAATGTATTTGTAAGCCTTATCCAGTTCGGAGACAGTGCTGTAATTCATCGCTGCGCTGGTAAAGGCCATCAGCATTTCTTCTGGATCACGGCTATCCGCTTTACGCGTTTGCTCATCAGGCTTTTTCGCTGGTTTAGCGTTGATCAGACTGTTCATTCCCGCAGCAGTGGTCGTTTGCGGAGTAATGTCTCGCTCAACGCGCGGTGCCGTTTCCTGTAATTCGTCAGGGGTGTAAACACCGAGAAGTACATCAGGAGCGTGCAGGCGAGCCCATCGTTTCGTGCAAAGATAGGCAAGCTGCTGGCGCGGATCCTGTTCCCACAATGGAGAGTTACGCACTCCGGCTTGCGCCATACTGATGGTAAGCTCACGGGGTTCTGCTTCTCCTTTAAGAACTGCTGACACAGTTACCGTCAGATTCGGTGATTTATCTGTTTTGCCGTTAACATTCGACCAGTCACCGCTCCAGCGATAATTCAGGCGTGTCGCTAGCAGGCTGGAAGAGGATACGACCGCGTTTACCAACTGTGCTTCGTAGCCTAACGTTCCGTTTACCACATGCGTTTTCTGCGCCACGGCGAAAGGATTCATTCCCCACTGTGCCGCCTGCATGGTCACCGCCAGACAATCGGCAGGTTTGCCTTCAAGATGTTTCGGTACAGTCGCTTTGCTTTGTGACATCAACTCCGCGAAACGCACCAGTTGATTCATGCCCTCCGGGCTGAAGATTGCCGCAGCAGTACCTACAGTTGCGCCTGGTTGTGATGTGATTGCGATATCATTGCTCATACGTACATATCCTGTTTACGTGCCCAGTCAGGGCGTTTAATAATTTCCACTCCGCCCCACTCATCGTTGATGCGGCATTCGTGATAGGTATTCAGATCCCGGCGGAACAGAGCGTGCCCGGCATCGACATCCGGCGCATCCAGCTCGAACACGCGTACCGGATACCGACCACAATCAATGCTTTCGCTCACGGCAAGAAAGAAAAAACCATGTGGCTGACCAGTAACCCTCATTGCGCCTTCGCGGTACATTGCGTCCTGCACGTGGTAGCGGAACTCCTCGATGTGGCGTGCAAAACGGTCCATATCTGCAACCTTTTTCACGTCGACGATCACGTTGTGCTCGTTCAGCCATTTGTCTGGACGAATTCGGCACAACTCACCCGTATCTTCATCGTTCCAGTACATTGATGCTTCGCAGTAACCATGTGCTTCCAACATCCAGCGTGCCGCCGGGTGAGCCATTGCGCTATCACGCATCAGCTCCAGTTTTCGCCACTGCTCTGCATCAAGTACCGAAATCCCCATATCCGCTACATCACGAATAAATGCCTCTTCGTCAGCTTTACCTTGTTTTGTCCGACGATCGAATTTCGGTGAAACGATGAAGCGTTTGTCAAACTCTCCAGGTTCCAGAAGCAGACAGTGCAGAGCAGTACCCATGTCCAGTGCAGACTTCTTCTCTTCGTCTTCCGGAGCAGCCTTCACCCATTTCAGAAGGGCAGGGTTCTTAGCCACCATATCTAGCTGCGACTTACTCACGCCGTCACCGGCGTGGTAGTCCTCGTTGCTGATATCGAAATAAATTCCCGGATTCATGCCGCGTCCCTCTGCCCATCAAGCTGATCCGCCAGCTCCCAGCGGGCGATAATTGCCATTGCCTCTCGCCGATAGGCATCCATCAGTTCTTCGAACTCAGGGCTGTCTTTAGCAGCCTCCAGCACTTCCTGACGAACGCCTTTGCCTGTTACAACGTCAAAAGTTGAGGCCAGTTGATGAAGCCGGATACTCTCAATCAGTTCGACTTGTCGGTCATATAGCTGTTCTGACAGGCGGTAGTCCTTGTCGAATGCCAGCATGATTTTTTGAAGATTTTTCTGCTGATTAACGTTCATTATCAGCCCTCCCATATCTCGTTATCGTTGGCCACATCGCGAGCTTCTTTGCTGACGAAAGCCCACTTAATACCTTCCTGTAAGGTGCGGAACTTCCAGCTCATGAATCCGCATGCAGTAACGCAGTACCAACCGTTGATGATTTTCCACTGCATAACTTGTTACCTCGGCCTGTTATCGTTGAGGTAATAATTATGCGTATCTGGTTTGATGTCAATAGATATGAGTTAAAAAAATTACCCATTAGGTAATCGAATAGGCAATAAAAAAGCCGCCTTCTGGCGGCTTACTTACTGAAAAATATGATTTTATTGTTTGTTTTTTTCGTTCTGGTTGATGACAAATTCAATGTAACTTTCGATCTTTGCTTTCTCGGTTTCGGGTAACAATGCGTAGCGCGAGCGATCATAGTTGATGGTCGCAGGGTCGTGCGGGTGAATCAGTAATTCATAGCCGTGACGCCCGAATGCGGATGCAACATTCTCCAGGGTGGAAATGGAAACGCTGACCTCATTGTTTAACAGGCGGCTGATTGTCACTTGGGCGACGCCGGATGCGCGGTGTAGTTTTCCCTGCGTTGAAAGGTCGCGGCTTTCGCTCATCCAGCGTTCCAGGTTGTGAGCCGCCAGCTGACCTATATCGCTCGGGCCGACAGGCTGAAAACCCTCCTGAGAAAGCGAGCGATCAATATCAAGCCAGTTACGGGGTTTATTGGCGGCAGCTTCAATTTTTCGTGCAACCTGGTCGCCGATAACCTTCTTGCCAAGAGCCCAGCGGTTTACCAGATTTGCCTGAGTTCCAAGTTTTTCTGCCATCCGCGTCTGAACACCATTGAATTCACGGTCGATCAAGTCGTTGAGATTTTGCCTGCGGACGTCCTGGATACTTTTCATTTTCTGGAAAATCGCCTCATATATGAATCAGTAGATGATTCAATTTAAAGCAATATTACCCAACAGGTAAATGCACCTCATAGGTAACTATCCTTGATTTTTGTTACCTTATGGGTGAATATTTATTATCTGAAATAAATATCAGGCAATAGCTATGAGCGATAACGGACATTTCGATTTCAAAAAGCACTGGCTTGCACTTACTCCGGATGAGCGTGAAGCCTTCGCACAGGAAGCCGGAACAACGAGTCACTATATCCAGACTCACTTAACAGGTAAGCGCAAAATGCCAGGTAAGGTATTGATGAATGGGCTTTTTAAAGCCTGTAAAACAAGACAATGGCTGCGCTCAAAAGCAGAACTGGCATACTTCTTCTACTCATGATATCCAGCTACAACCCTCTGTAGACCGCCACCCGGCGGTCTTTTCATATCTATTCGTACCTCAAAGGTAATAAAAAACCAAATCTGGTTGATCTTTTTTTTGTGTCAGCACAAAATGACCGTAATCCCAATACTAATAACAGGGCTTACCATGGAAATCATTACACGTATTGATGCCGCAAAGCGCGGACTTAAACGCTACTACACCGGAAAACCATGTAAGCATGGACATGACAGTGAACGCTGGGTTTACAACGGACACTGTGTTGAGTGCACCATGGAATCAAACCGTCGCATCAGGGCAGAGATTAAGCAGATCATGATTAATTCCTCCCCACAACACTCAAGCTGATAGCGGAGATTAATCATGAGCAGACATGCAACAGATTGGGCCTGGGAGACAGATCCAGGTAGCTCATCATTAAAGCTCATACTGCTCTCGATGGCTGACAGAGCCGATGAATATAACCTCTGCTACCCCAGCATAGAACGCCTCGTTAAAGACACTTGCCTGAATAAAAAAACCGTGCAGGCCGGGCTTATATCGCTCATGAAAATGGGGCTTATTTCAGATACCGGAGAGAGAAAGGGAGCGACGAAAAGAGTGCGGGTTTTCTCTCTTAATATAACCAAAAACGGGAACATTAAAGGCAACCGGGAAGGGGGTAATGAACCCGAAAACGGTAATGTTACCGAAAACGGTAATGTTACCGAAAACGGGAATATACCCAAAAACGGGATGTTGAATGATCCCAAAAACGGGATGTTGAATGATCCCAAAAACGGGATCCAGAACCAGTCATATAACCAGTCATTTAACCAAGAGAGGGAGAGCAGGACAAAAAGCGGGGATTCTGTGCCTCATGACCCCGGCGCAAACAACGCCGTGATGAATAACTTTGTTCCTCCTGGTGGGCCAGGGCAATTAGGCAAATTTGTCATGCATGAACAATGGCAACCATCAGATGACTTTCTTCGGAAAAGCTCATTGCAGGGGATCTACCTGGACAGTCTGCCAACGGCACAGGAACTTGCAGAGTTCAGAATTTACTGGATGGCTGAGGGTAAGGCATACCATCAGGCGCAGTGGGAGCAGAAGCTGGCAAGGCGGCTGCAGATTAGCAGACAGAAGCAATCAACATTACCTGATAACAACGTTCCGCACTGGAACAGCCCTGAAGCATGGGAGGATTTCTTGTGAACAACGTTTTTACCGCAATACAAAACCGTGACGGAGAAGCTCTTTCTCGCATGTCAGGTTATGAGCATCAGTACGTCAACAATGACAACGTAGTGAACATGTCAGCAGAGAGGCTTGTTGATGCCCTTTTCAAACAGTTGAAACAACTGTTTCCGGCGGCAGTGGTAACCAACCTGAAGACGCCAGAGCAGGAAGTTGCTGCAAAACAGCAGTGGATTGCTGCGTTTGCCGAAGGGGGGATCCGAACCCGTGAACAGGTTTCTGCTGGTATGCGCCACGCCCGCGCCAGTGATTCTCCGTTCTGGCCGTCGCCAGGGCAATTCATCAAGTGGTGCAAAGACAGCAAGATGGTTCTTGGCGTCACCATTGACGATGTGATGACGGAGTTTCACCGGTACAGCAAGGAAAAAAGTTTATATCCTGGTGGTCCCGAAAGATTCCCGTGGCGGCATCCGGTTATGTACTGGGTCGTATGTGATACCCGCCGTGCAATGTATCAGCGCCAGCTTAGCGAGATAGAGGTTGAGAAACACGCGCGCAGGCTGCTCGATGATTGGGCGAAAAAGGTGGCTTCCGGACAGCAGATACCCGATCCGGTGATCAGCATACAGGCAAAGCCAGAACCCATGAGTACGCCTCCGGACACAGGGAGAGACGTTTACCATCCACCAGGGCGAAGTTTCGGGTGCATGCCTAACGCCGCCACCCTTGGGGGAATAACACCGGCGCAGTGGCTGATGGAGGAATACAGGCGAGGAAAGGCGGAAGGATTTATCAAGTAATACCAGCGCGATAGCGCATTTTTTTACGTTTCGATAATTACCTGTTAGGTAATAAAATATTCTAAAATCTATTGATTTCGTGTCTTATGTGGTTTTTAATTACCTCAGGGGTAAATCATGAGAAAACAGATACAGGCTCTTGGTCGACTCAAAACAGGCCAGATGAACAAAACAGAATCTGCGTATTGCCAGCACCTTGAGCTGCGTAAACGTGCAGGAGAAATCGTCTGGTATCGATTTGAGGGTATCAAGCTTCGGTTAGCTGACAACACGTTCTATACGCCCGATTTTGCTGTGATGCTCGCCACCGGCGAGATGGAACTGCACGAAGTGAAAGGTTTCTGGACCGACGACGCCAGGGTGAAAACCAAAGTCGCCGCAGATCAGTATCCGTTCCGAATCATCGGGGTAACGGTTAAACCAAAGAAAGCAGGTGGTGGCTGGAATATCGAAGAGTTCTGAATCGACGATCTTTTTAGTTATCAATGTAATCAATAAGTTATGTGGATAAGCGAGGGTAAAGATGGAAAGTAATATCAAAGGGTTAGTTGCCGCCGGGCATGAGATGGCTTCGGAACTGAAAGCAGAATGTGGTGCCGTTGATATGCGCAGTGTGGCAAAGCTGATCAGCGATTTGGCAACGCAACTGGAAGTGCAACTGGTGCGTGCTAATGCGCTGGCCGAAGACCAGCAGAAAGCGATTGAGTCAATTAAGCAGGCTGATTCGGCTGTTAAGTTGGCACACGAGAAGTTTTCGGCGCTGGCGGCGGAGAATGCGGGGCTGAAACATGCAATGGCTGTAACTCTTGAGCATGTGTCGGTCACGGATGCAGGTCAGGCCGGAGTTGCTGCAATGATTATCAACGATGCCCTGCACCACAGCGAAACTCCAGCCACCGATGCTTTTCTGGCTGAAATTCGTGCGGCGGCTCGCAACGAGGGGATTAACTATACCGCAAGCCGTCTTGCTGCTGCTTTCAACCACGGATTTATCAATAAGTCTTTACGTGAAGTTTTCGACGTTACGCGCATGATTCTGTCAGCGAAAGAAGAGTTGGCTAATGAACCGCACCCGATTGATGGCCTGTCCGGTGAATATGCGGAGAAATCCCTTGAAGAATGGGCGGAACAGATTCGCAAAGGAGCTGACAAGTGAAGAGGATGATTTTTGTGGCGGCATTGCTGACCATTACCCAACAGGCGCAGGCTTCAGCAGTTATTGTGGCATCTACCGCCGCGACCACGGCTGCTGTAGCTGCTGCGAACTCTGCGAATATCGCAAACCAACAGTCACAGCGTGCTGCCAATGCATCAGCCAGTGTTCACCCAATCGCCATTAAGGCCAGCAAGAAAAATATAGGTTTCATAACATGCGGCAAACGTTCTGACGAGGCTGTAGGTTCACTTGGATGTACGGTATATGGGGATAGTGAGAGTAGAGAAATTCCATGGAAAACGTGGCCCGGATATGTTCTCGGATCGAAGCTCACTGCCAGCTATGAAGTAAACGCCGTATCGTTTGATCACTATAACGGCGTGGCAACGGTCTATTTTGCATATTGAGGCTCCGCATGAAATTCTCCAAATTTTCTGAGTTGGTGAATCGTATTTTGTCCAACAACCACAGCCATCGTCGCGATATGGATGTAACGATCGTTGTTCATTCGCCTGGCAGCATTGGTTCAACACCCTCAGTTGAGGTTCAGTCAATTCACGCTGGTTTTGATTGGGATTCCGGGAAAGTGCTGATTTTCCCAGCACAGCCACTGACTACGCTAACACCAGAACAGATTACTGATATTACTGATAGTGTGCGCAAAGGTCAGTCCTGGCACGCATATCAGGAATATAAGAAGCATAAAGAGCAGTTGGAAAAATTATCGATTGAACTTGATACCGCAAAACAGCGCATTGCAGAGCTGGAGGGTAATCGCGCGGCGCTGGCTGCGGAGAATGCGAGACTGAAGGCGATATGTGAGGATCGCCGCACGTTCATTATGAATGGCGTGCAGCTTGGTTTTATCAAAGTGCCAACAGTGGAAATAGATCCAGCTCTTGAAACAATTCGTATCGCCCTATCACCACAAAAAACCACTCCTGCGACCGACACTTTCCTGGATGAAGTGAAGACTGAAGCACGCAAGGAGGGCGCTTACTTTGTGGCGAACAGAATGCTGGCTGCTTGGGAAGCTGGTTTTATTGATGATACTGCGAAGAACGCCGCGGATATTGCCCGGATGATTCTTACCTCTACTGAGTTTATGGCTAATGCGCGGGAAGGCGATTTTGACCGCTCATTCTCTGATGGCGTTCTCGAAGATATCGCTGACCAGCTTCGAAAAGGAGGCAAACAGTGAGCAAGATTGACTATCAGGCACTGCGCGAGGCGGCAGAAGCAATAAAAGTCGTGGCAACGCCGCAAAAATTGCTTGCGTTTCGTATGAAAGTCACACCGCAGGTTGTGCTGGTGCTGCTGGATGAACTAGAAGCTAAAAACAAACGCATTACAG